CCCGCTGATTGTCTTGGTTGCTTCTGTCAGGATGCCGCCGTCTTTGAGGAAGCGAATATAATTCTCACCAAATTCAAGGACATAGGCTTGCTCGTCGCTGAACTGGAAGTCGATGAGCCGCACCTTGCCGCCGTCTTTTGACGAGCCAGCATACTTGGTGCCTGGCCTGCGGGTGATGCCACCCTGCGGAAAGATAAGCATGTTCTCCAGCTTCTGTGCGCCGGAGTTATACTTTTGCAGGTCAATGCGCCCTTCAAGACGCGGCGAGAACTCACCGGCTTGAAAGTTTGTGACAATAGTTGAAACGCGGGCCATATCAGAACCTGATGTTTATGAAGTCGTCGGCAATCAGTTTGTCCGGCACACCTTCCATGGCGTCAATGGAACGAGCCTCACGCAGCCTCACCTCGTACAGTTGCTGCATGGCTTGGCTGACAGTCGTGCTGCCCGTAATAGCGTATGCTGTCTCAGCCGCCAGCTTGTGCGCAATGGTGCTGGAAAGCAGCGAGTCGTAAGTCTCTGTGTCTGTGACACGGGCCAGATAAGTAATCTTGCAAGTGCCTTCGTTGCTAAGAACCTTGCGACCCTCAATCTTGAACATGACCTCGCTGTCATACGGTGCCACGTCGCTGTCGATGTTGCTGTTCCAGAACGACAACACCCGCAAGCAATACGGGTCAGTCGGCAGCGTGAACTGGTTAGCAAAGCCAAAGGCGGGTGCGTCAGAGTCTTTTGCCAGTGAAGCGCGTGTGATTGCGGTGTTCCAAGGATGCGCCCTCAGAACTGCATCACGCACGGTCTCGAACCGGCGGTTGCACAAACGGGCTTCTTTAGAGTTTTCGGTGAGCGCAGTAATCGTAGCTGCACCCAACAGGTCCATTGCCTCGTTACAGATGTCCACTACGGATGGCATTACTTCACTAACCTTTCCAAATCAATCAGGACGCCTTTGCTCGTGTTCGAGTCTCCGCCCTTCCAAATCTTGCCTTCGTCCTTGGCTTCCTGCACAAGCTCCTTGAGCCGTGCTGTCGGCAATATTACCACAGTTTCGCCGTCAATGATAAACGCCCAGAAGTCAGCCTCGGTCTTGTCTATGCCCGATGGCTTCCCCCTAGAAAAAAACTCCACAAACACCCTGCCGGTTCGTGAAGCCTTGAAGTCTCTCTTGATTTCAATAGTTCGGTTTTGAAGCACGTCAGCCAGCCAACTCTCCGCCATCTGTCCGACCTTTAGGTCGTATCGGAAGTCCCTGTTGTACTCCACCCGTCTATCCCCCGGAGTAGGAGTGAAAGGAGGGCGAGAAAACCCCGCCCCCCTTGCTTAGTTAGTCTACGACGTACTCAATGATGAACGCCATGTCACCGGCAGAAGCACCTTCAGCACTGAACGTAGCAGCAACGTAGTAAACGTCGCTTGGGTCAGAGCTTTGACCGGCAAGTTCCCAGACCTGCTGGCCAGTGGTGTTCAGGTTGGCCTCTTCGTAACGAAGCTCTGCCAGACCGGCACCGTCAGCAACAGCAGTGGCAAGTGCGTCTTCGTCAACAACCACGCCATCATTGGTGTAGAAGCCCACGTTGTAAGCACAAGAACCGCCGAGCGCGTCCGAACCTACACGAACCGAAACCAGGGTCGCGTGGGTTGGGACAGGGGCCAGCATAACGATGTCGTCATCGTTAGTGTCGGTTGCAGCAAGCGCTACGTTGCCCTGAGCAATGCGGACACGTCCGTTAAGCTCAGATGCTTTGTTAGCAACCTGCGGGAGTGCCTCAATGTTGGCAATGAGGTCTGAATTTTTGATACCCATCTCTCAATCTCCCTTACGCTGCGCCGTCAAGGTCATCTTCGTCACACTTGATGCGAACAACCATGTTCTCCTGCATCCGTGTAGCGCCGATGTCCATGCAGTAATAGACCTGGGTTGCGTAACCCTTGTCTGCACGCTCATCAATACGAGCCGACACGTCTTTACCGACACCCAGCGCCAGACCTTCCTCTGCCCAAGCAAAGCAAGTACGGACGTTGTTGGCGTCAGCCGACAGACGGTTCGACATGATGAAGTTGAAGCCCATGAACTGGTTGATTTCACCTTGGACGAGAGCCTTCACAGTGTTGAAGTCAGCCGAGGTGACGCTGGTGTCAGCAAGCAGTGCATGGATTTGGCTTGGACCCATTACGATGTAGCGAGGAATCGAAGGGTCAACGTCAGCCTGGTCCAGCAGCTTCTTGGCTTCACGCAGCTTGGTCAGGTTCATGTTGGTGTCAGCACCGCCGACAGAAACTGCAACGTCCTGGTTGGTGTCGAAAGCGGTCGAAGTCGAACCGGTCTCACCAGTGTTAGCAGCAGCATCAAATGCGGAGATGATAACATCGTCCATGGCACGACCCATGGCAGCAGCAGCGGCCTGAGCGTAGGACGAGGTTGGGTCGATGAGCATACGAACCTTGTCTTGGTCGTCGATAAGGTCGGCGTACTCATACGAGGCGAGGCTCAGACGACGACGCGCATGTGGCGTATCCATCTGAGGAGTGTCAGAGTGGCGAGTGGTACGCAGTTGCGCAGTCGCTACACCAACCTGGTCGATAAAGGCGTTCTTGCCAACAACATTCTCGATGCGCACAGTGTCACGCAGACGGGAACCCATCTGCTGTGCAAGCATCTGCACATTCGCAGAATACTGTTGTACAAACGCCGTAGTTACTTGAGTAGACATTCCGTCTCTCCTTCTACGTTACAGTTGTACTAGATTCCGGTGTGCTACCCTCTCGGACACTCCTAGCTTTTCGGGCCTGCCTGCGGCCACCGTCTTTCCGGTTGTCGGCAGGACGGGTTTCCCCGCTACCCTGCATCGCCCACTCGAAGTATTTATCCGCGAGTCGGGCGGGGTCTACAACGTCACGCGCGGTTCCAAACTCAATCGCGTAACGTAAGCACTCAAGGCGTACTTGGACCACATCATCATGCTCCATGTAGCACACCCATCAATTCTTGCACACGCTCAATAGCCATTTGACGGCCAGTCACGTTCTTACGGTCCCAATACGCATGTGTTTTGTCATTCATAATCGCATCAATCTCTTGCTGCGCTGACTGACGGGTAACCATGCTGCTAGACGGTGCATCAGAAACCGTGTCCTCACTTGTGACACTTTGCCTGAACTCGGCCATTTTTGCAAATGCCTTAATGAAATCAGGGTGGTTACCCACCTTGGTCCCATCAGCAAGCTGCATTTCAAGCAACTCACCGCCGCCAAACTGCTGAGCAATCTTGCCAGCATCCTCAATGCGGGCGTTGAAGTCGTCGCCCCACTCCTTGCGAAGCTCCATTTCGGTTTGGCTGCGCTGCTGTGTCTCGGCCTCGGCTGTTACCTCAGAGGCTTGTGAAGCCATGCTGCGGTAGTAGTCCATGATGCCGCTGGCCTGGTCTGGTGTTAGGCGCAGTTTGTGCGCTATGTCAGCGTAAGACTTGGCGACATCCTCTGTGACCACGTTGCCATCGACAGCAATCTCGTAGCCGTCAACAGTCTCTGGTCTGCCTAACCTGTTGTAAATATTATCCAAATCCTCGTCGGTTGGGTTTACGGGGACTGGAATCTTGTCAGCGCCAATCAGGCGCTGCGCGTTGACGTAAGACCTTGCGAGGTTCTCAACGTCTTTGATTGGGGAGAGGCTTGGGTGGTCTCTCAGTTCCTCCGGTATCGTTTGCAAGAAATCGTTACCAGACCCGCCTTGTGCTGCTTCTGCCGGTGTCTCCATTGGCGTAGCTTCAGGCTGGGCTACCTGTTCGATAGCTTCCTCTGACATAGTTACTCCTGTGTCATCATGTTGTGAATGTGAAGAAGGACAGCACGTTTGCCCTCCTCAAATGCTGTGGCATTGGGGTCACCCGCCACATAGCTCAAGGCCCGCCAGTTCGAGCGTGCCTCAAGGTCTCTGAGAACTTTCTGGCCAGCCTCGCTGCCAAAGGTCTCGGTGTACATGTGCTTCAGCTTTTCAATGTCGTTCACGGCTGAACCATCCTGACTGCCTGTGCAGCCTGTGCTGTTGTGTAAACATCTTCCTGGTCACGCTGACGCTGCATAGCTTCCTGTTCTGCTTGCGCCCGTGCTTGGCGTGTCTCGTCAACCTCACGCTGGGAGCGCAGGGTTTTCTTGGGAACGCCAAGGGCATCGGTCACATGCCGGACAAGACCGTCAGGGTCGATGTGGTCGCCAACCGGCAGGCTCTGTGACAGAGGCAGCAGAATCTCAAGCGCCCGCATGGTGTTGTTCAGGCTGCTGGACTTCTGAGCGCGGGCCAAAGGCGAGACGTACTCAATATCAATATCCAATCCCTGCAACACTTCCGGCGGGGTAGCCAGCATGTCGTTGCGCAGCATTAGCGCAAACAC